GACATAAGCAGCGCCATTACTAGTCCCGATTGTACTATCACCATAAGCACCAATAATAACATAAGAACCATCATTGTTCATTGAAACTGTTTCACCAAAATAAAGACTTTGAGCGGTATCTGACGCGACTAATTTAGCTTGTTGTGTCCATGTAGATCCTGACCTTGTAAAGATATAAACTGCACCTTCATTACTAGAAGACCCAGCATCGCTAGGGGCGCTAATGGCAGCATATGTAGCATCTGAATTAAGTGATACATGAAACCCAAAATTTGCAAGAGAAGATCTGTCACTAGCTTGTAATGTTGTTTGTTGTGACCAGTTAGTACCAGATCGAGTAAAGACATAAGCCATGCCGGCGTTGCTGGCACCTGTATCTTCCAATTTTGCGCCAACCATTGCATATGTAGCGTCGGAATTAAGGGATACTGCGCCATCACCAAAAGCATCACCCGCACCAGCATTTGACGCTGTTAACTTAGCTTGTTGGGTCCAATTTGATCCGGATCTTAAAAATATATAAGCGGCACCAGTATTCGTCGTCGCGCCAGTATCACCATATTGTGCACCAACAATGGCATAGTTTCCATCACCACTTAACTCTAACGCATCACCGAAAACATCACCGGCAAGCGCATCAGACGCAACTATTTTTCTTTCGGTAGGCGTTGCAGACCAATCAGGACCAAATGTCAGACTAAACTGTGTTGTCCCAGATCCAAAGCTAATGCCATCACTTACCTTAAATGTGAGAGTAGATGATCCTGGTGTAGCACTATCTTCACTTAATGGTGTAATCGTGAACACACTTGAATCTTGACTCAGTGTAGCAATATTTGCAAAAGACCCATCTGATTCAACTGAATATACCAAACTTGCATCTGCATTATCGCTATCTGTTCCTGTGAGTGTAATGACTGTAGGCGTGGAACCATCTACTGCCAGTGTTACAGCACCAGATGGACTGATAGTTAATCTAGGTGTTGCATTAAATAATGCAACACTGTACCATCCAGATCCATTAGAGACATATACACGATTTGCACTAGTGACAAAGGCCTGCTGACCAGAAGTCAAGCCAGATGTAGGTAAATCATCGAGTGTTGCATATACAGTTAAACCTGTCTGATCAGGATGAGATACATTATCTAAACTAGTCAATTTAATATCACCAGTATTATCTAATATACCCGCTAATATTCTTGCTCTTGATTCTGTCATTTATACCAACTCGAAGTAATTAAATCTAAATGTTGCAGCAAATGTAATAAAAGTCTGACCATCCGCTGTTGATTCGAATACAATGTCTCCCAAAGAAGTAGGAATACAATCTATATATCTTACTTGTTTTGTTTGATTATTATGACTCGAAAGAATTGATAATGTAATATCTGCATAGGTAGGAATTTCAGTAGTTTTTTTTCTACCTACCATATTATTCTCAAGCAATCTTAACATCCATTTATACATTTCATCATAAGATTTCATATCTTCATCTAATAATATATTGGTAGACAATTCATTAAATGTAAGTGATTCGCCTGGAAATGGTAACCCAGCAAGTCGAGGTATACCCAACTCCACTGGATTCATTATCATACCAGGATGTGTAACTGTTTGACAGAAAAACTCCAAATTTGGATAATTTTTCCGATCAATAACTAACTTAAAACTAGTAGGTTGTAAGTAATTAAAATTTTCTGTTAGTGTTGCCATACATCTATTTATACTAGTTTTATATTAAAAAAGGGAGGGGCGAACCCCTCCCAGTTTATTATTATTTTATTGTTATTATGCAGATACGAGGAGATTGTCCACGCGGAAAATGCGATAATACTGGTTAGTTTTGTTGGCAGCCAGACCATCACGACCAGACATGTTAGTTGTGTCGACATATGGGTTTGAAACCATGCCGTAACGTGTCTTAAAGCCGATCTTAGGCTGGAAGGTGTCCTCACCAACCGCACGTACCATTGTCAATGGAACGTATGGGCAATAGAAGAGACCTGCGTCGTATGGGTTTGTACCCTTATAACCAACAGTGACATAGTCAGCAGTTGCATATGGGTCAATATAGACGCGGGTACGACCATTCAGGATACCAGCGAAGGTGTTGCCTGTGTCATCTACATTCAAGTTTGTTGACATTGCTGGAGCATAGTCAAGCATACCTGAAGCAGAAAGAACAGATGCTACGTCTGATGAACAGATGATGAAGTTACCTTTGCCACGACGGGTGTCTTTAGCAATTTGGTTAGCTTCACGCTCAATCTGTACGATCAAACCTTTAAACTTCTCAACTGACCAACGGCCGTCTGCATCTGATGACAGATCGAAAATACCATTGACAGCAGTGTTAGAAGTCAAAGCGCCAGTCTTAGCTTGTGCGTTAACAGTACGGATAACTTCACGGTTGATTTCAGCCATGATCTCTGTTGAGAGAATGTTAGCCAGTTCTGTTTCAGCATCCAAACCATGAATGGCTTTAAGATCCTGAGCCAGTTCCAATGAGTATTCAGCTTTCAGTGCACGTGACTTGGCAGTGACTGTTGCTTTCTCAATGGTAAAGCCCATTTCAGCAAATGCTTCTGAACCATTAGAACCAAGAGCTTCAGCTTCTGGTGTTGTGTATGGATCACCTGCATATGGACCAACACGATCTGAGTCGATAGTGTTTGGTGAGTTTGCATTTGTTAGACCTGAAAGACCTGATGGGCCAGTAGCGCCGTTACCGGTTACAGCAGAATCGCCTGAGAAACCGACAGCAGCTTCGTTGAACAGAGCCTCATCACCGGCAACAACGCCAGCTTTAGTTGTTTGATAGGTTGACTTCATTGCGAAGATCAAACCTGTTGGACCAGACATTGGCTGAACACCGCACATGTCATATGCCATCAAGTTAGGCATTGCACGACGTACGAGAGCAATCAATACTGGGTTCCAGTTAGCTGCATTAGCAGTGTTGTTTGTAGGTGCAGCTTCGTTTAGTTGCGCGGACTGGCCGGCTTCTTCGCGAAAAGCTCTTTCCTGATTTTCAAGAATAGCAGCTGTAACTGCTTTTCTGTGATGATCTTTAATTGTGCCCGCTGACTCTTCGTTCAGTACCGGTGCCCATTTTTCGATCAACTTATCGTATGATACTTGCATTAGATTGGACTCCCTAATCTATTTGTTTGTTTTTTGGATTGCTGAGAGATACTGAGCCATCATCGGAGAAGTTTCTACGATGTCATCACCACTTTCATCTTCTTCGATGGCAGCGGACTCAGTTACTTTTTTGGTAAAATAAGATTCTTTAACAGTCGCTACTTTCGCAGAGAAAGCTTCTTCTGTATCAAAATCAAAATCTTCTACCAAATCTTTGAGTTTCTCAATTTGAGTTTCTGCTAGACCAGCTGAGTGCTCACGGATAACCGCATCACGCTTATACTGCTCAAGCTCTTCTGCCATTGAGATGTTTTTAGCAGTTGTTTCATTAAGAGCATTTTCTAGCTCTTCAACATTTTCTGCTAGTTCGTCAACTAGGTCAACCTTTGACTCTGGAACTTCGATGTATGACTCTACAAACAGATCTTTCAAGCTGTTCATAAACTTCTCGGCAATTTCAGTTCTTAGGCCAGACTGGACAGCAAGTTTATTTTCTTCCATCCAATTCTCAACTACGTAGTTAAGATAGCTATCGACTTTTTCAACGAGATCAGCTTTAGTAGTAGCAACTTCTTCGGCCAATTCTTCGTTGTATTTTTCTTCAAGACGATCAATTTCTTCAGCAAGCTTAGATTTAATAGCTGCTTCAAAAATTACTTCGGCTTTCTCCTTGAACTCTTCAGACAAAGTAGCTTCTTCAGCGACCAATGCGTTTAGGTCTTCTGAAAAATCTGCTTTATAATCGAGATCAATTGCGGTTTCTGCAATTTCTTCGCCGTCAAAAGCATCTGCATGAGTACCGGCTGTAAGAGTAGCCAGAACACCAGAAAGTTTTTCCTTTGACATGCCTTGCATTGCACCAACAGCAGCACTCATCATACCAGCTTTAGTTTTTGGCATTGGGTCCTGCTTAGTGTTGTCACCTTTACGTGCTGGAGCTTTCTTAGTAGCTTCACCGGCTTTATCGGTAGCAGATACTGATTGTGCTTCAGCATTTTTAGGATCGTGAGTTCCTTCCACGACTTCGTTGTCATCGTCATGGAGTTCAACTTCCTGATCTTCAATGATTTGATCTTCAGTCATAATTGACTCCTTTTATTTAGTTTTGAGCAACGAGAGGAAATTCTTAAACTCACGAACTTGAGTCTCATAGAGGTCAGCGCGCGGAGCTTTCTTAATTTCAGTCTCTATCTTTTCAATTGCCTGTGACTCGATAATGCCGTTGTTCCATACCCATTCAACACCTTCCATAACTCCATTAACAAATGCGCTAGGTGCAGATGGATCTTGAACGATATCGACAGCATTAAGGAGAAAATCTCCTTTTACCATCATTACGCCACCACGAGATTCGAGGCTTCCCATACCACGAGTTGATACGCCTAGTTTGACACCTCCGTCAAGCAAACCTTTCACAATTTGTCCCATAGGAGTTTCCAAAATAGTCGCTTTGCCCACAACATCATTACCTGACCAGGTCAGTGATTCGATTTTGTGGGAAACTTTGTCGAGATTAACGGTAGGACCTTCAGGATGATTTAATTCACCTACTGCTCTTCCTTTTGAAACCTGCTCATTGACATATTTGCCTACAGCGGCTTCCATTACAGGACGAGGATATATTCTACCGTTACGATTCTTTTGTTCGGCTGACATGAATACACCTTCAATGGCATACTTCTTGCCGCCGTCTTTAGTTGCCTCGGTGACAACTTCCAACCGGTCTTCAGTATATTCAGCAATCAGCTTCATTTTTTTAATACCTTTACAAATTCAGTTGCAGCTTTTTCAGCTTCGTTTTT